GGGCAGTATTCACAGCCGCCTCAATGGCTTTCTCTTCAGAGTCCCACATAATCGTGACAACCTTCAAACCACCCTTCTTCAATTGGAGCAATTTGGCAAACTGACTATTGTCGTCGCCACTTGAGAGGTGCTTACCAAACGACCCGATTGGAACGATGTTGCGAAGCTCTGTTTGACCGTCCAGCGCAATCTTTGTGGCGATCACGTCAAAGGCGCCCTCACCTATGACAACATGCTCGCATCCATGCGCGTTGTGACCGTTGTAGAGGTGCGCCCCGGTGCTTGAGAAGCCAGGAGGGAACAGATACTTTTTGTCAGCCTTGCCCGTAATGTCCCGCCCTTGAAAGCTCACCAGATCGCCATTCAGATCGAAGATGGGAATGATCACGCGCTTGGAGTAGTCCTGATGCAGTTTGCGACCAGCGTCGTCGACGTAATTGAATCCACCGTGGTTGCAGAATCTCAGAGCGAAATACCGCGCAATGTCCGGCGTCACACCTCGGTTCTCCAGGTATTTCAAGTTTCGCCCACCCACGGGAAGCGCGACAGACTCCGGGATGACCAAATCAGTCTTCAGGTTCACCGCCATAGACTGAACTCGCGCAGGTCGCCAGCCGTGACTTCGAGCGACCGCCTTGATGTGCTCAATCACATCGCGGTTGGAGGCGTTGCCCATCCAGGCGCGAATGAAGCTGAATTTGTTGAATCGCCTTTCGCAGTCGCCCGCAAAGCAGTTGCCAAGACCGTTGTCTTGATTCAGATAGACCTTGTAGTTTGAATTGCCACAACTCGGGCACTCCTTTACGTTGAGCTGGGTGCCGCGCGTGCCGCGCGTTACTCGATACCGAACGCCCTCACTATCCAGCCAAGACTCAATATCGATTTTGTCCAGTATTTCGCCAAGCTCTTCGTTTTCCATAGCCATCAATCTAAAAGGGTGAGGTCTATATCAACCTCACCCCGAATCATCACGCAGAGTTTGAGGAATTACCTTCGACGGACGTGGAAAATAGCGTTGCCGTCATTTTCCTCAACGCCCTTTATAACGGCCATAAAAATAAAGGCAAGCATGAGAATGACGTTAAAAACCGGAATGAATGAGCAGAACAACAGGCTGAAGAACCGCGTAGCGTTCACCTCATAATCGCCAAAAAGAAACGAAACAAGATAGATCATCGTGGCGAACGTAATCAAAACACTCAGGAAATACAAAAACATTTCATGCTCCAATTATTCAACTCTAAGAACTGATTTTACAAACTGCATCATGGACAAATCTTGCTTGATTACAATTGTGAATCCAGCCTCTTGGTTTCGCGATGCTGCGAAATATAGACGAGCAATGCCATCTCTCGCCTCCTCTTCGGTCTTGTTGATCGAAATCATCAAGTCCACCGTTCGAACTTTGTTGAAGTCTTCAGCAACGTGCTCAGCCTTCGCGACAGCAGCGATAGAGCCAACTCGGTTTGTTTGAGTTGCCGTCAGCATCGCCACATCCTCTTCAAAGGCAATGGCTCGCAGGTCGACATATACAGACTTCGAATTCTCGATCGCGTCCTGCGTTCTGAAGTTCGGAGCCATAATGTCGGCGTAGTCGGCCACGATCAAATCAAACTTGATCGGAGGTGCCATTTCGCCATCGACCCAAGTTGGCGACTTGTATCGCTCAATCAGTTTGCGGAGCATGTTGGGTGTCATGGTGCCCGACGCATACTCGTGAAGAATGAGCTTTCCAGCCTTCGCTTGAAGTTCTTCAATCCGCTCACGAACGCCGTGAATCTTGGTCAGCAAATCCTTCATCGTCGTGTCCGACAAACAAGCGTCGAGACGGTCGGAGATGATGGCCGCACCCACTTCAAGTGTCACATACAGAACGTTGTAACCGGCCAAAGAAGCCGACTTCGCGAAGTTGATCAGCGCGGTGGTGTTGTGGCTGACCAGCCCGTTGGCAAAGAAGCTATGCGTGCCCGGCACAGTCAAGTCCACAGTCTCAGCTTCACCATGCGCAATCTCTTGCACCTCAGCATAGAAGTGACGACCATTCACAAGCTCACGCAAGCGGTCACAGGCCGCGCCACGAATGCTATTGGCATCTACGGCACTCAGCAGTTTCTCGGCGAGGGCAAAGGTCAAGTGACGCACCTCGCCGTCACAGCCTGAACGTGCGCGGCGCAAAGCGCAGCCAAATGACGGGTCGAGAGTGGACTTCAGAGGCTTGCCGCACACCTGAAACTCATTCATCACCTTGCCGACCAGTTGACGCTGGTTGGGCAGCCAGTCGCGAGCAGCTGCGTCCTTAACTACCGCCGTTGCCAGAACCGCATCCTTGCGAGCTTCATACAGACCAATAGTCCGCAAGCCGATCAGATTGCGAGAGCCAGACACTTGCAGTCGGTAGTAAGGGCGCATGATGCTGGAACCATTCGTGGCGCAACTTTCGCGCTCCGAGTAGTTGGAGATCACACCTTCGTTCAGCAGCAGCATCTGCGCTTGACGAATGATAGTTTTTGAGGCCATCGCAAGGTCGTAAACGACTTTGCTGGCACTCACAGCGCGAACGTTACCCTCAAGGCCCAACAATGCGCGAAGAAACGACAGCACGCATTCGCGAGGGGCACACAGGACACTCTCGGGAATCGACTTACCCACAGAGTTGCACCAATTTACGCCCATCGCTTCCAAGTAAGCCTTGAGACATACATTGGTAACGCGAGCGGATGGCGTCTTGTCTTTGTGATGAACCACGCTTGCATTCAAGCCGAACAAACCCTTCGTCAACTCCACAAAGCGTCGCAAGACCACTTCATCCTTTTGGGTGAAGGAAATAGTGCCCTTGTCGCCACAGTAGCCCTCGGCTATCGTCATCGCCAGCCACTCAGCCAAATCGGGAGTCATCACACTTGGCAGCAAGACCTCGGCCATAGCGTCTGGGCGCTTGGATTCGGTTTGGCGCTGTTGACCTGCCGCAACCGCATGACTCAGGTCCACATTCGAGCCATAAACCCTATCGCCACGCTGCCCAACGATGAAGTCGCCCAGCTTGATTTCGTCCAAGTTCTTCCAGACGTGCTCGCCATCCTTACTCAGCGTGAGCATTGGATGGTGGTGCGTGCCTTCGACAAACAATCCGTGAGTAGTCTTCACGCGAATGGTCGGAGTCATGCCGCTGTTGTAAACATGGCTTGTCTTTTCGATACCCTCCATGCCCAAAACATCCATGACGTGCTCTGTAAAGGCGTTAACCTCAACGCTTGACGGAACGAATTTGCCAATCTCGGCCAGACCCGCGCCGGTAAAGATCAGGGTATCTCGCGTCACGCACTTCCCGGCCTTGGGGCCACCCATGATCGTAACGAGCTCCTTGCGGCCCCAGCCCTTGTGATAGAGCAGCTCGTCAAGCTTCGCAACGCCAGAGGTGATGCCTCGCGGTGGGCGCTTGCCAGAAGCAACCTCAAGACGGATTTCAGTGCGCTCCTTGACCTTTTGAAAGTAGTTGTAGCCGGTGCCATCTTCGCTCTTGCCAATTTCGATGGCCGCGCGCATGTCCGCCTCGATCTTGTCGAACTTTTTTCTGGCAAGCAGGTCGACTGAGCTGTAGATTGCCTGGCTGACCGCCTGGTGTCGAACGAACTCAACAACCTGATCCTCCACAAACTCGCGATTGCGAAGCTCGTGTTTGACGATCGCCTTACGCGCCTCAATCACCAGAGCAAGAACGTCACGACGAATGACCTTCGCGTCAATTTCCGCCTTGATCGCCAGACCCATGCTGGCGTGATCCGGCAGACAGCGATACTTCTGGTAGTGCTTCAACGCAATGTTGACAAGCGCAGCTTCGCCAGCATTTTCGAAGTAGTCTGGCTTGATAAGGTGCGACATGCGCCGCATGAATTCGTCGTCACGAACAGCGAGCGCCGCAATCTTCGTCTGAAACTCTTCCGCAAACTCAAACCCATCAACAGCGATGGCTGACCCTGTTGACGCACCAGCGCCCGAAAAAGAGGCCCCGATCATCGAAGCCACCGAACTCTCGGCAGTAGTCATTCAGTGTGCCTTCTCTTCGACTGGGGAGAACTCAGAAATGTCGTGCTTGAAGATCACTGACGTTTTGCCGTCCTCCAAGATCAGAGAGATGGTCTTTTCGTCCGAACACTTCACAACACCGCAGACCACAGCACCGCTGCTGATCTTTTCGATTCGAATCTGTGCCTTCGACCCTTCGAGGCCCTTCAGGAAGGCTTCATGACCCTTTGGCGAAGCTTTGCAAACCATGGGGTTGTTTGACCCGTCGATACGGCGTGGCTTGCTGAGGGGGGCACTGTCTTGACTAACGCTCTGGCCAAAACGAATCTGGTCTTCACGGATCGGGTCCGCATACTTAGGGTGGTTCATGTTGTTCTTCGTGTGATGGGTTTCGACGCTACAAGTGTAGTCACTCCTGACTTACATTTACCTCGGAGATTGCAGCGTTCACATCTTCTGCCGAGAATTCCAGCATCGCCCGCTCGATGCGCATTACGTCATGCACATACATAGCCGCATGAATCGAGAAGTGCTTTAGCCTCCGAGCCTTGATCTGCTTCACAACGAACGCCTCGTGATCAAGTTGACGCCGGTCGTCCGAGAAGTTGGACACCCTGTAGAACGGGTCTTTGGCGAACTGAAGCGAGGTCGATAGCCACTCTTCCCAAGCCAGCGCCGCGTCAGCAATCAGACTCTCGTTGTTGAGGATGTGCGCGGGCCGAGGTGGGTAGACCTTCCCGCCAGCAGCAACCATTCTGTAGTGACGGTCGAGCGTGTAGTTGAGGAAAAAGTCATACCGAATGCCAATGCGATCGCAGAGCTGACGCAAACGCCAGAGAGTCAACTTCTCCCGTGCTTCGAGAAAGTCATGCTCCTTGACACAGCGAACGAACGGGGCCGCCTCAACATTGATGGCCTTGCGATAAAAGTTTCGAAACGCCTGCGTGTAGCAGTGGACAAAGTAATAGCTCGCCTGCATCGGGTGGAGCCGACGATAGTCAAACCACTTGGAGGTCATCAGCGCAGTCTCGTCTTTGAGGTCTTTGCGCGGGATGTGTTGGATGGTGAGGACTTCGTAGTTCAAGAATCCAATGTTGGACCCGTAGAAGTTCCCCAACCACTTGGGTCTTGGGTGTGTCCGCACGTTTCGCTATAAAGTAAGTAACAGATGACCAAGTGTAGAGTCATCAATACTTATCTATAGCGATCAGCGTCGGAACACCCAAGACACCCAAGTCAAATCACAGCGGTTCCGAGCTCGTTGAGTAGCTCTCCACGATTTCCTGACACAGCCCCGAACGAACAATGTCTCCCTTCGAGAACCGGATGTGCTTGACAGACGGGATGAAGCTCAGACGCTGCACCGCATCCTCAAGACCGCTGTATCCAGCAATGTCCTTCTGATCAATGTCGCCATTGACGAACACCTTGCAGTTGTTGCCGATACGGGTCAGGAACATCTTCATCTGCAGTGGGCTGACGTTCTGCGCCTCATCAAGGATGACGATGCAGTCCTTGAAGGTCATGCCACGCATGTAGGCGAGAGGAAGAGCTTCAATGCGGCCAGACTTGACGAAATACTGCGTGGCCCCCTTGCCGAGACGTTCGTTGAAAGTCTCAATCAATGGACGCAGGTAGGGTTCGTATTTCTCGTCCAGCTCACCAGGGAGGAAGCCGAGAGACTCGCCGGCCTCCACTGCGGGTCGAGTGATGATGATCTTGTCGATCACGCCAGCATGCAACTGCTCTGCCGCATAGGAGGCGCACATCCACGTTTTGCCGGTTCCTGCGGGGCCGGTAGCGAAGACGAGTTGAAACGTCTTCATGGCAGCAAGGTAGCGCTTCTGACCCTCATTCATGGGCTTGATCGGTGTAGCGTCGCGCTTCTGAACTGGTGCCGCTCGCTCAAACGATTCAGGCTCTTGAACTGCAGCGCGCGGAGTGCGGCTGAATGGTTGGCGCTTGCTTGGTTTTTTCATCGAGCTGTGTGCCATTGTGGCTTTCGCGGTTGTGAGTCAGTTGTGATTTATCGCCATAGGCGAAAGATTGAGAGACGCTTTACGCCCACCACTCCGCGCTGACGATCGCGTTCGTTGGAGCGACTACACTGATGGCGGAAACGTCGTCAACGCAGAAGGTCGGCTGCACCGTCGCCGGAACGGAAATTGAGCCAGTGCCGTTCGAAATGTCCACCGCTGAAGCTGACGCCGTGCCAGATACTGAGTAATAGAACAGCGTGCCTGCAGAGAGTCGAACAAAGCGAGCGCTAGCTGGCTTTGCAAATGACTTGGCGACGTTTGTTGCCAGAGATCGAACATCAACGTAGTCGGACGAATTTTCAAAACTGTCCAGACAATTTTGGTCGAGAGAGAAGGTGAGCTTCTTCATTGGCGGTTCTCAGGTTAGGGGAGAAAAATTCGGTTGCCGGAGCGTGGGGCAACGGTTTGAAGGTGACACCAGCGCGGGGTGGATTTGGGCGATTCGAGCCACATGCCAACTTCTTCGAGAACCTTCAGACCAGCTGGCGTAATCAGCCACTTGTCCAGAGATTCGTCGTCATCGCCAATGTCAATGGCTTGACCCGTCATATGCTTGGACGTGGGGGACGCGCCAGCGGTGCCAGCATTTACCGCAGCAGGGCGCCAACCAGAGTTGCAGCCGCGACCTTTGGTGCAGACCGGGTTTGCCGCCTCATACTTGGCAAGAACAATGTTCGCGCGCCGAAGAGTTTCGGCAGCATTTGCCTTAATTGTCGCAGTCAGTTCGCTTGGAAACTGCTTGTCGCGACCTTTGAAGAATTGCTCCAAAGTGATGGACATCACTTACTCCTTAGAGTCAACGACCTTGGCGACCTTTTTCATGAAGGCCATCTCGATCGTTTTCACAAACTCAGCACCCGCATGACCAGCCAGCCCCGTGCAGATTGCCGTCAACGGTGCCGGAACCGCGAACTGAACGCAGCCGAGCCAACACATGAAGCCAGCAAAGCCAGACATGCCCATATGCATGACAATACTGAGCCAGGAATGCTGCATACCGTTTTGAACTCGCCGAAAGTAACTCACTAAACCACCCCACATTGCCGTGAGTGCTGCAAGCCAGAGGTGCATCCACTCGATTTGGTCGAAGACGTTTTTTTCTGGGGACATTTTGTTGCTCTAATTCAGGATTGTTGGAGTATCTTGTAATACTCCAACAAAGTCAAGTCATTACTGACTTATCTTCAGAGCTCCAGCGTTTCTGAAGATGCCAATGTTCTGTATTGTCCATTTGCAAACACAACTGGAATACCTTCCGTTGTTGACCTGAGCTTCAACATGCCGTTCAAAAGAACAAGTGGTTTCAGGCCAGTTCCAAGTTGAGCCGTCTGAAGTTGCCTTTTAACGCCATTGATGATCGTCAGCGCCCTGCGCAAAACCTTGGCAAACGCGCCAACCGTCGATCCAAAAGTTCCAACTGGGTATCCGCCAACAACCTTGATGAAGTTTGGCGCACTTGTTGGCGCAGCAGTGACGGTCAATGTTGCTGCATTACTGTTGACAGAGCCTGCCGAGTTTGTGATCACAACCCGATACTGACCACCAGTATCCCCAGCGACAAGCGCTGGCGTAGTGTAGGACACCGAAGTTGCACCGGAAATTGCCACCCAGCCGCCAGTGTTTTTTTGCCACTGGTAGGTCATTGGCGTTGATCCGCCCCCAACCGTCACCGAGAAGGTTGTAGTCGATGTTGCGCCAACGGTTATGCTTGTTGGGTGCGCTGTAATTGTCGGCAGAACTGCAAGAAGGTCGTCAAAGTAATCGATTGGTGGCGTTGGGGCGACGCCGTTACCGCCCGCACCAAACCCTGGAAAACCACCAGTTAGCGGCGTTGAGTCGGTATAAGTGAACGCCACCTGACCATTGATGTAGAGCGTCAACACGCCGCCAACCAGTGTCAACTTCGCGACGTTGTAGCTGGTCGAAATGGAGACGCCGGACAACTGCGTATATGAGTTGACGAACGTTCCCGCGCGGCGCAGCGTATTGTTTGCGTCGGATAGGTATACCGCATAGCCCGTGTTGACGCCTGCACACTGGAGCAAAAGAAGTCGGGAGCCGCTAGAGCCGGCTGCCGCTTGGTCTGGCGGCAATCCAAACTCGCAAGATTGGTTTGCGCCAGCGCCGTTGGACCGATAAACAAGCCCACCGCCCCACACGCCGTTAGCCCTGACGTTTCCAGCGCCATCCGTAATGAACTGAGTAAGGTCGCCAATCAGGGCGGCGTCACCCATGGCATCCAAAGTGATACCAGAAACCTGATTGAACTCGTGTCGCATTATTCGCCAAACACCTTTGGAAACATATCCGCAGACAGCCTAAATGCCAGCGGGTCATAGTTCATCACCGCTCTTGCAATCTCTGCACCCTTAAAGTGCTGCGTGTCACTTGCAATCGCCGCCTTGAAAACTAGAGCAGCAAGGCTCGGAGTCATCGGCACAAACTCACCTGACATAGTTTTCCACTGCAGGTCAGGTGGAATGTCTTCGCCAAGCTGAAAAAGGGCAAGCTGCTGAGAGCGCGAGATAAGGTCGGAGTGAAACCAATACTCTCCAACTTTATATCCGCCATCCTGCATTCTCGTGTCGCGTTCCCGCTTGATAACGTCCCACCAGTATGCTTTCGCGTCGTCAACAGTCATCACAGCCACCCTCCCCGCGCCATCTTTCTTGAAATCCCAAAGCCAAAACGATCCAACGAAATGACTGTGATCGCCGATGTTGTCACGTTTGTGCCGATGACAATGAAGCCAATTTGCGTCGCGAGTGGAATGTTGGTTGTGATGTAGTCCTCCCAAAGCAGAGCGCCAGCTTCACTCAGAATTCTGAATCGAACTTCCGTCCCAGCGGCGTTCAAATTCACTTCCATCATGTAGAAGACGCCTGCTGATGGCGTGAAGGACGTTGCGGTAGTTGAGTAAACCGAGTTGTTTGCAGTCTTCCCAAACAGCACATTATCGGCATTCATTTCGATATACGCGCCATACGTTGGGGCGGTGACGCTTGTGGCGTTGTGGAATCCAAACCGCATCGTCGTGCCGCTGATCGTTCCGAAGTTCATCAGGACGCGACCGCACTCGCCGCCACTTAGGGTGACAGCGTTGATACCAGTGCCAACATAAGCTCCAGAGTTGGATGTGGTTCTGGTGGTAATGTTAAGGACGCCGGGGTTATTGGGAGTGCTGACGGAGTTCGTGCCTGTGAGCGAACTCAATGTCGCCACCCAATAGAACGGAGCGCACTGAACAGTTCCACAAAGGAAGTCAGTTTCAAACCACGTCAGTCCAAGACTCGTGTCCGACTGCTTTGAGAGCATCACATACACAGTGTCCGTGAAATTGACGATCGCGTTGGAGTTGGACGAAGAGAGGGCATTGCGAGTTAGTGTCGTCCCGCTCCACCAGCCGAAGCCAGACTCCCAGGCCCCAAGAGGAACGCCGGACGAATTAACGGCGATCGCAAAGTATTCTGTGCTTTGGTTGGCGACAAGTGCCGATGAGAAATTGCGACGCCCAACCACATCGGTCAGCGTGGAAAACGATGCTGTGCCCGGTGTCGAGCACTGCATCATGGTATTTGTAGGAATTGCGTGAGCCATTTATCACCATGAAAGCAGTGCGATGCCAGGCGTGTGCCTGGCATCAATCAGTCGTGACTTATAATTTAGGCCAGGACGATCGGATCGTTGCCGTCGAAGTTCATCGCGGTGGCGCTGATGGCGTAACCGACGCGCTGAACAATCTGACCGGCAGTCGACGGCGCCGTGACGGTCGTCTTGCCAGCCGTGGTTGACGACAGGAACTGCAGACCGGGCGTCAAACCAGTGCATTGCGTGTTCGTGCCCTCGAAGTAGCAGGTGCCAGCGGCGCTGGACGCAACTGCAGCCAACACGAAGCCGTGAGCCTCTTTGCCGGTTGTGGAGCCGTCAGCTTTGCGCATATTGGCAACACCAGCATTGCTCCAGATGTTGACAAGATCACCTGCCGTCAGAGCTTCAGAAGCCACGATAGAGGCTGTGTCAGCACCGATGCCGGTGGGCAGAACAGTCGAGTCCAGCTTGCCAGAGGCGTCCAACTTCACGATCTTGTTGGCAGCGCTGGTCACGGTCGCGCCCAGGGCGGTGTCATCCAC